GCTGCTGAATACCCGCTTGCCTTGCAATATCCGCTAGAGATCTTTGAACGACCTGTTCCTCAAAAGGGTTAAAACCGCCTATGCCCGCAGCAGTTTGAGCCGCCGCTTGTTGGTATGTGTAGGGCACTGCTCGCTGCGCCGCAGCAAGTTGAGCCGCTTGGTTTATAATATCTTGGGTCGATCCAGTTGTTCGTTCAGCCTGTTGGAGTGACGGCATTGCCGACTGAGTGAGAATGTTTTGCCCACCCTGTATCGCAGCTTCCCCTGCCGATAGAAACGGCTGATACGCTCCAATGCCAGACTGAGCAGCCCCTATAGCAGCGGTTTCAGCGGGTGTCAAACCTGCAACTTGATAAGCTGTCTCTGGAGGCATTCCTGCCGCAACTTGATTTCTTATGAAAGTTTGGACATCGTCCAAAAGACCCATGCGGTAAGCTTCAATCTTAGGATCCTGCTTACTTATTTGATAGGCTGTATTTTGTGGGGTGCTTGCTGCTATGGACATTACGCTACCGCTCCTCCTTCAAAGGACCGCATGATGTCATACATCTTTCTAAAGCCTTGCTCACGGCTTCCGCCGCCCGCGTTCTTTACAGCTTTTGCAGTCATTACAAATTCACCATCAGATAACATTGCAGGTATGTCATCGGACGTTTCGGTCCCCGGACCCTCTATCTGGCCCGTGCGCCGTGGAAAGTTCATCGCGCCCCCATTTGCAGCCATCTGGACTTCTTGATTAGAACCAACAAACCTTGCAGGCATAATTACATCAGCGACATCATATGGGGACATTACCGCCCGACCTTGCGCGTCTATACCATAAATTGGAGCAGGAGACATTCCTGTAACTCTTGGATCAAATCCTGCTAGTTGTACCTCCGCCACTTCAGGACTTGAAGATGCAGTCCCACTTGGTGTTATAGGTGCAGTTCCTGCCCCTGTTGGAGTAAGATTGACGTAAGTTGCAGACGGAACGATTGGATTATAAGTGCCCTGACTTGGTAAATAAGCTGCCGTGGTAAGGGGTTGACCTGAGTATATTGCTTGTGTGGGTGTTATATAGTTTGGATTTCCTGGCTGACCTATCAAATAATCTTCAGGATTTGCTTCAACAATCTTTAATGAATCCGCCAAAGGATTGGAAGGATCAGTCATATTTGTAATGTCGGTTCCCGCTATTTTTTTAATTTCTTCGGCAGGAATGGGATCAAACGCGCCCATAGACCCTGCCGCAAGTAAGGTTGGTAAACCATACTTGACTGCCGTGCCAAGGACTGAAGAGCCTCCTGCGGCTGCGGCGGTTCCAGGAACAGCGTTTAAAGCGGAATCAACCAACACTTTTTCACCTAAATTTGGTTTTAAAGCATCTAATCTTGTAGCATATTCTAGTTGTTCAGGGTTTAATTGTGAAAGTTGTGTGATTTCTGGTGCGGCTTGCGCAGATTGACCCATTCCAAGTAATTTTTCAGCACCTTGTCTATATCCCGCGGGCAAAGTACCGACTACTCCTGATTTAAAACCTTCAAAAAATCCAGGACCATCTGGCCCCATACTTTGAAAACCCTTATAAACACCTCCTGCAATTCCCGCTGTGATGCCGCCAATTGCTGCGCTTTTCAAGGCGTCTCCGAAACTTTCCCCTTGAATTAAACCTCCTATACCCGCCCCTACTGCGGCGGTTCCGGCAAAACCCAAGGCAGACGCAACGCCGGGTGCGAAATAATTAATAGCAAGAGGCACGATAATCTTCGCAGCTTTCTTAAATACTTTCTTGATGCCTTTGACTAACTTTTTAAGAAAAAATTCACGCTGCCCCGTCATCGGGTTGATTGAGTTTCTGTCAGAACCCACGACATAAGCTTCGGGGTCCGCGCCCTCTGCTGCGATAGCATCTTTTATCTGACCAACAAGCTGTGGATTGTTTTCTGCAACTTCGCGAGGCACCATGACCTCTTTTTCAGAAGCGTGAACAACAAAAGTGTCCCCTTCACGACCCATTTTAGCCATGCGGTCAGCCACCTCTTTCATTGAGTTGATGCCGCCTGCGTTACCAAACATCAGGACGTTGTCGTCAATCTCGTCAAGATTTGAAGTAAAGAAGCTACCCAGTCCCCCTTCGGGCATTGTGATTGTTTCATACTCCTGCATTAGGCTTCTCCTGAGATCGCTTCGGGGGCAGTCACGGTTATAGAGGTGCTGCGTCGCTCTGCGCCTGTCCACGATTTGCCACAATCTGGGCAATTACCATCTGGGTAACTCGCGACCTCTGCGGGGGTGTCAACTGCATTATCACAGTGTACACAATGCACTATATCAGAACTTGTCGCAGGTTTCCACTTAGAACCGTTCGACATTATTAAAATTGTGTCATCACTCATGTCGTTGTCACCGTTACTGTTCCTACCGCACCCGTTGCGCCAGACCCACGCACATGCGGTTTATCTATTAAAGATATCTTAACAAATCCATCCTGTTGAAACAATGCTCCATTTTCTAAACCCGAATCGTCCGTTTGTAAGTCTGTTAGGGTCAGTCTTGTTGCCCTTTCTTCGCCCGGATTCTGTTGTTGCTCCATATATATGGCAAAACTTCGCGTGAGGTTCGCGAAGTATTGTTGATCGTACTGTGTCGGAGGTACAGCAAAAAAGGGTAAGATCAGGTTTCTTGACACTATCTTCTCCCATCAGGCCGTATATCCAACCGTGGAGAGCCAAGACGCCATCCAACACCCGTTGCCGTTGACTCAACTCTTACTGCAAAACTTCTACCCCTTAGTCTGATATGCACTTGATCGGTAAACTGCTCAACAGGAACGGATGCCGATTTTGTTATAGCACTTGAAGTGGACTGTAAGTAGTTGCCTCCAGGAAAATTTCTTGTTTTCACTGTTATGTTTGCAGAGGGACTGCCCGCAGTAGATCCGCGGAAAGTGAGATCTGGTATCATGCGACGTATAAAAGAAAACTGTTCTCCATCTCCAATGTCCATTTGGCTTGATTCAATATATGCAGTAAATGCAGACCCATCGTCATCAAATCCAGATTCTTGAGTGTAGAGATAGTTGTTTGGCCCTGCTGCAATAGGGTTGTCGAAGATACCACGATCCATCCAAAAACTTCTTGCAAGTGCGCCATAATACCAAACCTGTTGCTCATAGTTGTAAACTACATATCTGTCATTTGTGTCGCTAGATTCTGATGGATAAAACCACCACACCTCGGAAAAGGCAGTATTTGTTGCGGCTACAACCTTCTCTCTTTGTAAAAGATTAAAATCATCAAATACAAAATCCCTTACAGAACAAGGCAATCTTTGTACTGTACCACCATATACATAAAACTCTTTCAGCCCCATCCAAAACACGTTGTCTTCTACAGCAACCGCGGACAAAGGCCCCATCGTCGTGATGTTTTCTGAAACAAGGTTTACACCGAAAGTAAACGGTGGTCCTAAAAACTGCATAGCATACAAGGATTCGTCAGTGTACACCAAGATCTGCTGTCTTGTTTCTACAGCCGTCACAATCTCTGAACCAGAACCAAGCCTTAACTCACCCGCGGTGTTTGTTGCTGTGGATGCCCAATCAGTCAAAGACTCTTGGGACGAAAAACGTATTACCAGTGGATCTTGCACACCCGGATTAGCCTCTGGATCGCAACCAAAAGCAATAATGTGCCTATCTCTGTCAGAAACAAGAATTTGTTTTGCAATAGTTGGTGCGCTTGTTGATCCGGCAAGAGAGTCTAAACTTACTGCCCTTGTAGCAAAACCGCCTGTTTTATCCCAATAATATATGCCGCCATTACGCACGTTAATAAGTAAGTCTTCGCCAAAGTTATCGTGTGACCAGATACGCAAGGTATTTGTAACAATAGGTGTGGTAGCAGCTTGGCCCCAACCGTTACGTCCCCAAGTACCAACACCCCAACCTGCCCCTGTTGCAGTTGTATCTAATCCAACACTTACCTGATACGCGCCAACAACAGAAGAACCACCATTGCCTGTATCAGAAGAATTTGCATTTACTTGACTTGGAGACAAAGCGCCATTTACCGTGATTTGCGAAATTGTAGTTCCTGCGGCTCTAGCCACTATCGTATAGCTGTTATCATTTATTACCTGTGTGACGTAATATTCTTGATTAAGAACTGCTGCTGTAATGTTACCCCCAAGACTTGCAGCACCGCTAAATGTTACAAAATCATTAACAACTGCTCCATGAGCCGTATCTGTCACAGTAATTGTTGATGAGCCATTACTTGCTGCAAATGTGACATCACCCGCAGATGTTGTATTTCTTATTGGTGTAATATCATTGTAAGCACCGCCGTCTTGGTTGATGTAGTATTTTAGTGAGGTGCCAATACCTATTAATCGACTGTTGTCTAACGCAACCCAAGGGTGCATAGCTCTTGCCGTGCCTAAATACGATGCAGTTGTAAACTTCTCCCAACCACCAATCTTCTCAGGCATACCAAAGCGAAAGCGTACCTTGTCTACATCAAACCAACCGCCCTCATTAGTGTAAGAGGTAGTCTCTCGATTGACACCTGGGCGAAACTGAAGCTTGGTTAGTGGCATTCATATATCCTGTGCTACTCAACTAAATTCCACGTCTGGTTTTCTTCGTCCCAAGTATAGTTTTTACCATCACTGGGATAGGCGACAGGTGGTTCCATTTGGCATGTTGTTTCATTAAACGTCCAAGAAGTCCAAGTAGGATGTGCCTCGGAAAATGCAGCTTTTACAGTATTTTGCTTTTCCGTTTTTTCTTCTGTAGTCATGTCTCTTACATGCCAAACATCTTTATAAACACCATCAACAATATCGTAAGATAACCCATTATGAGGGAACGCCAGTGCAATATTACCGCCTACGCTAGGATCAAAAATTTCATAAACACCAATTTCTGGTGGTTCTACCCTCTCAAAAGACATATAACCATCAGGCGGTCCTTGGTCAAAATCATAGTGAGGCATAACTTGTTTCATGTTAGATTCAAGACGAGGATGCCCAATGTGAACATTATTCTCGTCAACTTTAATATATAGTCTTTCAGTCATTATAAGTCTCCTGTGCATGTGCTTGGAAATGATCTCGAGCAGCCTGGCCAGATAATACGAACAGCGCCAACTGTTCCGTTGCCGCCAAACCCGTTACTTCTATTGGAACCGCCGCCTCCGCCGCCATGCGTACCGCCATAACTGCCATGACCGCTACAATTTGCATCGGCACCATCTGTACCGCAAGAGCCGCCGCTACCACCCGTGCAAGCACCAGAGCCTGAATAAGCAATACCTGCGGCCCCGTTAGAACCTTGACCCAGTATACCAGTTCCGCCACCGCCTCCCGTGCCGAAAGACGTTGTAGACCTTGAACCGCCGCCGCCTCCGCCGCCACCACTACCTGCGCCACCTGCGCCTGACGTGCCGCCGTTTCCGCCACCACCTGCGTAACCACCTGCGCCACCGCCGCCTCCGGCATAACCAGAGGAATATCCGCCGTTTCCGCCATCTCCGCCGCCATCTCCAGTATAACTGCCACCACAACCACTGCCGCTATGTCCTGTTACACCACCGCCGCCTTTTAAAGTACCTGTGTTAACAAAATAGCTGTCTGCACCAGAAGTAGTTGGATTAGAGGAACCAACTCCACCACCTCCCACAACAACGGAATAGCAACTACCGGGACTTACTGTGTAATTGTTTTTATACCCTAGCCCACCGCCACCACCACCGCCAGAGTAAGAACTATATAATCTTGTAGCACCTGCTCCGCCACCGCCAAGGGCGACTACTGAAACAGAGGTGACACAACTGGGGGCTGTCCAACAATAAGTGCCTGCGGATGTATAGGCTTGTTGGCCTCGGAGAAAATTACCCGCGATAGGCCATGTACCCGCCGCTGTGTAAGTTTTAGCTTCCGCTAAAGACCAAACCCCTGAAGCCGCATCGGTTTGATACCCAGAACCAGAAGGCTGCGTTGGATTTGAAGTGATAATGTTTCCTATATAACGCTTGCTCGTCATTTTATGCGCCTACATTTGTTGAGGGAAAGGAAGGAGTTCCACGCACTCCATTTTTACACCATACAATGCGAACTGCGCCACTGTAGCCTGCACCAGTGTAATTTGAACCTCCTCCACCAGAGTATCCTGCTCCGCCACCTGCACCATAATATCCGCCGTTACCACCTCTACCGTAACCTGCACACCCGCCTGTCGCATTACTACCATTACCGCCGCTAGAACCTCCTGTTCCACCCGTGGGGTTTTGCTGTGAATTTGTGCCACCAGTGCCGCTAGAGCCTTCTCCATAAAGACCAACGCCACCGCCACCGCCGCCTGCATCACCGTAAGAACCGCCGCCACCGCCGCCACCGCCCCCTGAACCATTAGATGCTGTTCCAGAGGATGTATGACCACCTGCGCCACCTGCGCCAGAGTAACCTCCTGCGCCACCGCCGCCGCCACGAGAACTGTTTGTTCCGCCTGCTCCACCTGCTCCGCCAGTGCCTGCAATAACGGCTCCACCAGAATTAGAGGAGCTATGAGAGCCAGTGCCTCCCCCCACCTTTACAGTGGTGCAATTAATAAATTGAGAGAAACCTCCATTATTTCCACTTGTATTACTTACTGGGGCATAGACCCTAGCTCCACCTGCGCCAACAGTAACCGCATACGAACACCCCGCAGTGACACTTATATTATTTTTATACGCTAAACCACCTCCGCTTCCCCCATAGCTGCTTGAGCCACTAGCTCCTCCACCGACTGCAACGACTGAAACAGCAGTTACGCCCGATGGAGCAGTCCAACAATATGTTCCTGCGCTTCCATAAACTTGATCAGTAGGTGATGAGGGGGTTTGACTATTACTTGCGTCACTTAATGCGCCGTAACCAATAGTATTCTGAGCGCGAACTTTAAAAGTATACGCTGTACCACAAGTTAAACCAGTAACAGTTATTGGAGAAGACCCCCCAGAAGCAGTAATGCAGCCCGGAGTGGAAACCACTTGATATACGGAGCAGCCAGAAGCAGGGGGATTTCCTAAAAAAGTCGAAGCGGTAAACGCAACTGTGGCTCGTAGTGTGCCATCTGTTGTTGCAGTAGCCGTGCCAATAGTTGGCGCATTAGGAGGCTGCGTCCATTTCTGATCACCATAAGCTTGTATTTGCTCTGGTAGAACCCATTTACCACTACGATTTGGCATCTTAACTTTCCTCTGCAATCACCGCCGTAGACGTTTCCTTGTCTATTTGTAACACACCATAACAGAAAATGTTATAGTCTTCACCATTTTTATCTTTTTCACTCTTTACAGGCACAGATATATCTAAATTTTTAAACAAATACTCTTTCTCGTCACCCTCAAAAACTCTCCAAACATGATCTACTGTACCGCGCCCCGGTTGTCCACGACGCTTGTTGAACCTTATTCTGTATTTGTTCATACAATTTCAACCTCTGGCTCCGCTTGTGCAGGCTGTAGATTAGGAGCTACAGTCAAATTAAAATGAACAAAGCTAAAAGGCTTCTTTGAAATATTCTTAGTAAACGAGTGTGCCAACCAAGAGTTTGTAAAAATAAACATGCCCGGTTTTGGCTCGTAGTTCACAACAGAACTAGCAAACGATAACTGATCAGGGTTTCCTTCAGGCAAGCTACCTTGGACAGTGCCTTGTCTAGGATCATAAAACAAAGCGCGAGGCGCATCTGGTGGGACATCTAAAAAGTAAAAACCAACGATCTGTGATCCAAATCTATGGGTATGTTGTTCCATAAGGGAGTGAGTATGATGTTCTTGTGTCCACATCTCTGTAAATTGCACAACCATATTCTGCATGGCGTAGCCTTGTTCGCTCAAAATATTCCAAGAAGTTCCACCAACAAAACTTACAAACGGCTGTAGCGATGGCTCATCAAAAAAGTTACCCGACATAAGAACAGGGTAATGTTCGTTCATACCATTCGCAACTTTCGCAGCTTTTAACCTTTTTTTAGATATTTTTTTGACACTGTCCAGAAAATCTGGCTTATACAACGTATATATTGGTGTTGCAAAATAGGTATCTAAAGTAAGTTTATTTTCTTGTTCTATAGGAACATCCTCAACTTTTTTTAACATAGCTTTCTCCCAATAGCTTTATTATATTAAAGGTCACCAGTACATGTGGATGGAAAGGAACGTGTGTTTCCAGGCCATATTATTCTAACGCCACCTACGCCACCTGCGCCACCAGTATAACATTGAGCAGCGCCACCGCCACCGCCTCCCTGTGTGCCTCCCGCACCACCATTAGAGTTTGCACCACTACTAGCTCCCGCAGAGCCGCCAGAACCGCCACCGCCTCCTGCGTAAGCGGAACCTCCTGTGCCACTAGACCCCTCGCCAAGCAGGCCAACGCCACCGCCACCTCCTGCTCCAAGGGTTGCAGACGTCCCACTAGGAGGTCTATTTCCCGCGCCACTTGCGCCACCGCCTCCTGATCCATTATTTCCAGGCTGTTCATTAAAATCTTTTGAGTTTCCGCCGTTACCAGAATATCCGCCTGCGCCACCGCCAGAAGCTGCTCCTGCGTTGTCCCCGTAACCCGCGCTACCTCCACATCCACCTGTACCTACATTGGTTCCAGATGATAATGGGCCCAATCCGCCAGAAGGGGAACCGCCACCACGCCCTCCTTTAGCAAAAACTGTGCCTGTTGTATTAAAATAACTCCCACCGCCTGCCGTACCTGCGCCACTACTTCCACCTGTACCTGCCGCGCCGACTACAACAGAATAACAAGACCCTGGAGTGACGGAAGAATTATTGACATATCTTAAATTTGCGCCACCCGCTCCGCCTCCGCCTCCGCCAGAAGAAGAACCGCCACCGCCGCCACCACCGCCGACTGTAACTACTGAAACAGTAGTAACCCCACCAGGGGCTGTCCAACAATATGTTCCCGCAGAAGTGTAAGCTTGTTGACCAGGAGGGCCAAGAGTTGAAACTGAACTAGTTCCACTATATCGGCTAGTGCCATAAGCGTTTTTTGCTAAAACTTGAGCCGTATATGCGGTTGCTTGCGTTAAACCAGACACAGCAATTGGAGAGCTAGACCCAGTATTTGAAAAAGAATTTCCTGAGCCATCCTTTACTGTAACAACGTATTGTGTAATCGCTGACGCGCCTACATTTGAAGGAGCCGTAAACGGAACGGATATGGCTGAAGTACTTGAAGCGGTTGCGGTTCCAATAGTTGGCGCATCAGGCGCATTAATCCCACACTGACCAATAAAACCACCAGACATTGCAATCCCCTATTAATCGGTAATTTGTTCGTAGCTTACAATTACTTCTAAATCGCCTGCCGTACCCGCAGTTGCAGTTATTGAAGTGTTCTCTTCAAGATAAATTGCGGTATTCTTATCCAACACAACTAATGATGCATCAGCGGGAACAGACACAGTTGCAACAAGCGAGTATGCTGTGCCACCGCCTGATGCTGCGCTGTGTACATCTATAGTTATATCACAAGCATTTGTGCCATCTATGTTTGCAACTTGAATCATGTTTACTTTAAGAACATCATCACTTGATGCCGCGTTGTTTAGAAGTGTAGTCTGTGATGTTGAACTCAATGCAACCATTGCGGTTTTTCCAAGTATTGAGCTTACATTTACAATATTCGGTGCAGCCATATCTTAGCCTCCTTTAACCAAAAACAATAGCCATAGCTATGGCTTTACCAGTTCCAATTCCAGCACTACCGAAAGAGATAGTACCACTACCATTTGTAACTAACGCTTGCCCATTTGTTCCATCTGAGGTCGGAAGAGTAAGAGCCGTTACAAAAGCCTGTAAGTTTGCGTCATAAGCCAACACATTTGACCCAATCGCAACCCCTAAATTTGTTCTTGCTGTCGATGCGCTTGCCACATCTGACAGGTTGTTTGCTGCTAATAATCCACCTGTGACAGGCACAGAAGCAAATGTAGAGGTAAGATCGATCACCGCTGCCCCAGATCCCGCGCCATCAGCGTAAATAATTGCAGACTTGCCATTTGTTACGCTTACGTTAGCACCAGATCCCTGAGAAAATGTAGCTGTTTGCCCTGAATTATTCTTTACAAGATACAATCTTTTTGTATCATTCGGGCTAATTGTAATCGTATTTGTACCAGAAGGAGAACCGCCTAACACAAGAACATGATACTGACCATCTGAGGTAGAACCATCTGATGTAGTCAATGTGTGCGTTGTCCCTGAAAGTGTTACATCTCCGACACCTACCGCCAAGCGGTCAATTATATCAAAGTTTGTATTGGTTGACGTACCCCATGTTCCAGATTCATCACCTGTAGCAATCTTTTTGATACCGCCATTTGTTGTATAGGTTGCCATTTTTCCCTACCTTTACGCTGCTATTTCTGTCCAAGTTGTGTTTGGATTAGGCTGTTCCTCCGTCCATGTACTACTTTGATTTGGAGAAATACCTGTCCAACTTGTACCCGGAGCAGGAATTATATTACCGTAAACTAACACAGATCCTACAGTTGCGCTAGTGCTTAAACCTGTAACAGTTACAGAGGATGGTGCAACGATTGTTACACTACCAACTTGACCTGTTGCAGTCATGTCTCCTGCAAACACAGGAACTCTTTGAAATGTATTGAGTGTAACCGACCCAACGGATGCAGTTGCAGCAATACCCGTAACCGTTACATTTGGTGCATCTCCTGAAACAGTTGGTTCTGTAACACCACCTGTAGCCGTAATACCTGTCGGTGTAACATCAACACCAACACCCTCACCAATTGTAACAGAACCTACGCCACCCGTAGCTGTGATACCTGTCGGTGGCACATTGACACCAATAATAATACTTGTGCCAGATCCAACCGCAGATGTTGCAGATAGACCTGTTACGTTTACATCAACGCCACCACCTTGAACAACTGTAGTGGTTCCAACAAAACCTTCAGCTTCTAAACCTGTAACTGGAATATTCTGTTCTGTTACAAGACTTACGTCACCGACAGACCCTGTAGCGGATAGCCCTACAAGACTGAGGCTGCCATCACCTTGAACCGTAACACTTCCAAGACCCGTAGTGGCAGCTAATCCTGTAATTGAAACAGATACATCTTCTCGGACAACAGCCGTTCCAACTTGACCCTGCATACTTGGGATAGCAATAACAGGATTGCCCCAAGCACCGCTGTTCCAACTATCTCTACCCCAACCTGAAAGTACTACATCGGCATCCGCCATAGCGAAGGCTTTACGCTATACGGATAATCGCGTTAGATGCGTCAGCCGTTGGGAAAACAATTTGAAAGTCGCCAGATGTAGAAGATTTATTAGACCCAAAGTCTAAAACAACAACTGTGTTTGTTGTGCCAGAACCGCCTGCTGTTTGCGTATTATAAATCAACGCACCACGAGCAGTAATTGTTGCAGAAGTATACGTCTTGTCTGCAAAGTCGGTAAGAGCAGTTGTTCCAGAAGTGGTCGGTGTTACATTTGTAAGAACTCCTCCGCCTGCTGAATACGAACCAGACGCACTGACTTCGTTTGATGAAGTATATGCTGTGGTAGCAGCAGTGAACGAGGCACTGTTGTCATATAGAGCAAGTTTAAACTGATCCTGCCCGTTAGTAAAATCGTGCTTTCCTTCCAAAAGTTCTTTTTTGAAAGAAGTACACATTGCGTTTCCAGTAAAGGCCATGTCAAAGTCTCCTTATAAGTTCAGCCAGTTGGGGATGACCTGCATCTTTTATTGCATTGCATACAGTGGTGCGGTCACTACGAATAGCCTGTCTCATATAGTATTCGACGAGCTTTTCAACGTGCTTTGAGAAAGCACGAGCTTGATCTCTTATACCAGGATGGGCGCTATCAGAGATCGAAATTACTTTTTCTACGCATTGCTGCGCTAATTCTTCAGGCGTAAAGCCTCTATTTTCTGTTGTCCTGACTCCAACAACAGGTTCATCCTTCGGTACGCTTATATCTATTTTAAACATTATTGTTTTGCCCTAATAACTTTTCCTGTGCGATATTCATCGGTTACTTCTTTTGATTCACCCATCATTTTAAGAGGTAATAAACTTTCTTGAAATCTTTTATCATAATAACCCATCATATCCTGTTCACCTTTCATATACAAATATGCCTCCACCAAAGCACCGTACAAAAGTGTTAACTCTGCATTTTCGCTTAACCAAGTTGTACCACTACTGGATCCGGCAGTTAGACTTGCAGGACGATAAAAATAATGAAGCTCTGCGGTAAATGTAGTGTTAGGGGTTGGAGCCAATATGAAATTATCTACGTCAAAAACAGCATAATATCTTGGCGAACCAGTGGTTGTAGAATCTGGTGTGTAAGTCTGTATGAAACTAGGATCTTTAAAATCAATAAAAAATTTGTCTCCATCTGTTCCTGCAAGGCTTAAAGAAAACGGGGCTAAAAAATCACTTGGGCAAGCCAAAAATTTATTACTTGCCGTGCATGATGCTGTCGCGTTTTTACGAAACAAACTTAACTGCACGTTTTTTAAAATACGCTCTTCAGATAATCTAATAAATGTAGAGAGATTATTGACAAAAGTTGTTTCGTCATTCTCCGTATAATCTTGAATAGCTGTTTTAAGTTGATCGTATGTAAAGCTCATGTCATCACACTATTGTTATGTTTCCTACCATAGCACTATGATTAGTG